AACGCACAGGCTGGTATCTTTGAGCAGTTGCCAAGCGGTATGACCTTCCAGAGCTTTGATCCAACACATCCAACTTCAGCATTTGAATCTTTTACAACTAGCGTGTTAAGAAGTATTGCAAGTGGGTTAAATATTTCTTATCATTCTTTGTCTAATGATTTGACTTCAGTCAATTATTCATCTATTAGACAGGGTGCTTTGGAAGATAGAAGTAACTATCAATTAATGCAACAATTTGTTATAGAACATTTTGTTGATCCAATTTTTAAGTCTTGGTTAGAAATGTCTATATCAACAGGTTACTTGAGTTTGCCAATAGCAAAATATGACAAGTTTGCAGGAGGTATAAGCTATATACCACGATCATTCTCATGGATTGATCCACTTAAAGAAATGCAAGCAAATGTAGTAGGACTACAGAATGGAACAGTTACTTACGCAGATATTTCTGCTAGTTATGGCCGAGATACCGAAGAGCTTTTTGAGCAACATCAAAAAGAAATAGAGCTAGCAAAACAATATGGTATTGAGTTGGCTTACCAGCCATTCGGACAAAAACAACCAGTAGAAGCAAATATTGTTGGCGCATCGGAGGATGATGATGGCTAAACCAACAGAGGGCATGAAAGCTGAGGCACAAAAAGGCTTGGATTGGCGAGAAGAGTTTGGTCGTGGTGGCACGAGAGTTGGTGCTACTAGAGCAAGACAGATAGTAGCAAATGAAAACTTGTCAGATGAAACAATCAAAAGAATGTTTAGTTTTTTCTCAAGACATGAGGTTGACAAACAAGCAGAGGGTTTTTATTCAGGAGAAGATGGTTATCCTTCTAATGGGAGAATAGCTTGGGCATTGTGGGGTGGAGATGCAGGATTTAGTTGGTCAAAAAGATTAGTTAAGCAAATGGATGATGATAGAGATTACGAGGAAGAAATGATGCTAAGAGGAACAGAAGAGACACTAAGAGAAAAAGCAAGAGAGCATAATAAAGAAGTTGGCGATAACCCATCTAAGAGAACTAGTTATGCAACATTACAAAAAGTTTACAACAGAGGGATTGGTGCTTATAACACCAATCCTTCAAGCGTCCGTCCAAATGTTACGTCAAAAGAGCAATGGGCGATGGGAAGAGTACTAAGTTTTTTGCGTGTTCTAAGAACAGGCAGATTTAAGTCAGGCAAACATGATACTGATCTGTTGCCTGCATCACATCCTTTATCAAGCAAAAATAAAGAGGAGAAATCTATGATAGATAAAGAAGATAGGCATATCCTCAATGTTAGCGAAACCGATGATAAAGTTGTTGTCGAATTTGCAAAGCATCATGAGGATGAAGAAAAAGAAGGCGAAGAAATGGAAATGACTGAGGCGGAAAGACCTTATCATTATGACGATGATGAAAAAGATAGAAAAGTTGTTGATTTAAAAGTCAACTACAGGACTATTGATTTATCAAGATCAGAATATATTGATGAAGAAAAAAGGTTAGTTCGTGTTGGCGTTTCTAGTGAAGAGCCTGTAGAACGTAGTTTTGGCATGGAAGTGCTAGGACACAGCGCTGAAGATATAAATATGGAATTTATGAACTCAGGGCGTGCGCCTTTGCTTATGGATCATGATATGACCAAGCAGATTGGCGTAGTAGAAGAATTTAAACTTGATGAGACAGCGAAAAGGACAATTGCTGTGGTTCGTTTTGGTAATTCAAACCTTGCTCAAGAAGTTTTTAGGGACGTATCCGATGGTATAAGAATGAACATATCTGTTGGGTATAGAATTGATAAATTAGTTCGCACCAATAAAGATGACGAAAGTTTTTATAGAGCAAGCTGGACACCACTTGAAATATCAAGTGTTGCTGTGCCTGCTGACCAAAGCAGAGTTGTAGGTGTTGGTCGATCTAAAGAAAAAGATAATATAACTAAGGTAGAAATAATGGAAAACGAAAAACAAGAAATTAATCTTGATGAAGTTAGATCAGAAAGTGCCGCAGAAGCTAAAAAAGAATTTGCAAGAAACTCAAAAGAGATTATTGATTTAGCTGTTAAGCACAACAAAAGAGACCTAGCACATCAAGCTATTTCTGAAGGCAAATCTGTTGAAGAATTTAGAGGTTTACTATTAGATAATATTTCTAATGATACTCCTTTAGAAACTCCAAAAGATATTGGTCTTACAGAAAAAGAAACAAAAAGATTTAGCATCTTAAGAGCTATTAATGCTATGGCTAATCCTACTGACAGAAAAGCACAAGAAGCTGCAAGTTTTGAATTTGAAGCATCTGAAGCTGCTCAGAGAGCTTATGGCACAACTGCGCAAGGCGTAATGTTGCCATCTGAAGTTCTAAGAAATTGGAGTCAGAGAGATTTAAGTGCTGGATCAGATGGTGATCTTATTGGTCAAGACTACAGAGCTGGCGACTTTATTGATGTGTTAAGAAATAACTCAGCAGTAATGCCACTAGCTACTATGTTAAATGGCCTGTCTGGCGATGTTAAAATCCCAAGAAAAACTGCTGCATCAACTGCTGCGTTTATTAGTTCAGAAGGCGGAGCTGCTAGTGAAAGTGAGTTCACAGTTGGTTCAGTCTCTATGAGTCCTAAGTCTCTTGGAGCTTTTACAGACGTTACTAGACAACTTATGATCCAATCATCATTAGATGTAGAAAACTTAATTAGAAACGATCTAGCTGCTTCAATGGCTATTGCTATTGATGACGCTGCATTAGAAGGTTCTGGAAGCTCAGGTAATCCAACAGGTATTACTAACACTTCAGGAATTAACTCAGTATCACTTTCAAGTGCTGCTGCTCCTACTTTTGCTGAGATGGTTTCAATGGAAACTGCTGTTAGAGTTGATAATGCACTACTAGGCGATTTAGCTTACATAGTACATCCATCAAACTATGGCACACTTAAAACTACTGAGAAAGCAACCAATACTGCGCAATTCGTAGCTGCAAACGATGAAATTAATGGCTATAGAGCTGTTGTTTCACCACAGCTTACAGCTAACAATTACGTCTTTGGTAACTTCAATGACTTACTTATTGGAATGTTTGGAGGGTTGGACATTTTAGTTGACCCTTATAGCAATTCAACTTCAGGTACAGTTAGAGTTGTAGCTTTACAATCAGTTGACGTAGCTGTGAGGCATGCTGTCTCATTCTGTGCTGCATCATAATAAATGGTTTTAAGCACCAAAAATACGGAGGGCTTAATGCCCTCCGCTTTTAAGAGAGGAACTATGAAATATTTAATACTTGCAGATACAGTTGCAAACAAAGAAAAAGTTAAAGCAGGTGATGTTGTTGAATTACCTTTTGATGAAGGCAGATCACTTGTTGGTTATGGTAAGGCCGAAGAATATAAAGGCAAAGAAAAGAAAGAAACAAACAGAAGTGTAGGATTAGATAAATCCGAAAAAAAGTTAAAAAAAAGAGCTAAGTAATTATGGCGATGGAGTTTGATAGAGATTTTAATGGCTATCTCGATACAGATTTTGGTCATGGTATAACTGTTACTTATACTCCTCAAGGTGGCTCTGATAGCTCTATAAAAATTATATTAGAGCAAGAATATTTTGGCATTGATGTAGGAACTGTTGATGTTGAGGGTTTTCAGCCTATAGCATTTTGTAAAACAACAGACGTTCCTACTGTTGCTCATGGAGATACCATAGTCGCACCTGCATATAAAAATTTAGATGGTGCTACCATCAAAGCAGGTGCAACCTATAAGGTTGTCAATGCACAACCAGACAACACAGGTATTACGCAACTAATGTTAGAGGAACAATAATGGCAAATCATGTTCGTCAACAAATTCGTGAAAGAGTTGGAACTGTGCTTACAGGTTTAACAACTACAGCATCAAGAGTTTATGAAAGTAGAGTTTATCCTTTACAAGATTCTGAATTACCTGCATTGTTAATTTATACTAAAACAGAAGAGTCAGAACCATTAGTTATGAGTTCTGATAGAGTGATGGAAAGAGAGCTTTCAATAGCAATTGAGTGTTATGCAAAAGCAAATTCCAATTTTGATGATACTATTGATACAATATGCAAAGAAGTTGAAGAAGCTATAGCTGTTGATACAACTCTTAATGGTTTGGCAAAAGATATTTATATTGAGTCAACTGATATAGAGTTTAATGCAGATGGCGAAAGTCCAGTTGGCTATGCTACTTTGACATTTTTAACAACCTATCATGTTAAGGAAACAAATCCTGATGTGGCAGTTTAACGAGGAAAATTATGAAATTAATTAGTCCAAATGGCAAAAGTTCTATAGATGCTCACCCTGATAGTGTTGAGTATTTAAAGAGTAAGGGTTGGAAAGAAGAAGCAACCCAATCGAAAGATAAACTTAAATCTTCTTCTAAAACTAAAAACGGAGAATAAATATGGCAACATTCTTAGGTAAGGGTGGAACTGTTCAAGTTGGGGCAAATTCAATCGCTGAGATTAGAAGTTATAGTATTGATGAAACTATGGATACTGTAGAAGATACCTCAATGGGAAATGGCTCTAAAAGTTATTTAGCTACGATTAATGATTTTAGCGGATCAGTTGATGTTCTTTTCGATGATACCGATACGAACGGACAAGTAGCATTGACTGTAGGCTCACAAGTAACGCTTAATTTTGCACCTGAAGGTGTAGGAAGCGGAGCAATTAAACTTACTGGTGATGCGATTGTTACAAGTAAATCTGTAACAGCTTCTTATGATGGTTTAGTAGAGTCAACTATTTCTGTTCAAGGAACAGGCGGCTTGACAACCACTACATATTAATCATGTCAGCAATAGATAACGCAAAAAAGCATTTTGATAGTCTCGATACAAGAATTATAGAAGTCCCTGAATGGGGTGAGGATGAGGATAATCCGCTAAAGATTTACTGCAAACCCATCACTCTTTCAGAGACTTCTAAATTCATGAGGTTAGCAAAAGATGATGATGTCCAACTTTTAGCTTATGTATTAATTTACAAAGCATTAGATGAAGCTGGTGAAAAGTTATTTACTATTGCCGATAAGAAAACCTTATTGGAGAGGGTAGATAGAGATGTATTGATTAGAATTTCTACTGAAATGATGAATAATGTTTCACAGGAAGAAGTTAAAAAAAAGTAATAGAAGATGAGCAGCTATACATAAAATATGCATTAGCTGAAAAGTTAGGAAAAACTCTATACGAAATTGAAAGCATGACTGTAGAGGAGTTTCAAGGATGGCTGGCTTATCATGAAATAAAGGAAGAAAGAAGTGGCACTACCTAAAGGCTTAAAATATAAAATAGAATTGTTGGCAAACAACAAAGCTGCTGCATCTCTAAACAAATTTAAAAAAGATATTGGTGGTGTAAATAGCGTTGTTGGTGAATTAAAAAATGCTTTAATAGCAGCTTTTAGTATAACTGAAATAACTCAAGCAGCTAACGTCATGATAGGTGTTGAGAATAGGATGCAGGCTTTTACTGGTTCTGCTGAACAGACAGCAGTTGCTATGCAAAATATGAGAAGAATAGCTGTTGAATCAAGAACTGATTTTGAGGCCATAGGTATGCTGTACAGTAGACTTGCTATCGCTACAGAGCATTTAGGAGCAACATCAAGAGATGTTGCAGATGCTACACAAATGGTAGCCAACACTTTTGTTATTGCTGGTTCTCATGTTCAAGAAGCAAATAACTCGGCTAGACAGTTAGCACAGGGTTTAGCTTCAGGTGCATTGAGGGGTGATGAGCTTAGGTCAGTAATGGAGAACAACATTATTCTTACAAAAATGCTAGCTGATGGTCTTGATATGACTGCTGGGCAGTTAAGAACCTTTGGTCATGCAGGTAAGCTTACAGCAGAAGTTGTAATGCCTATACTAATCGCAGGTGTTCAAGAAACAAATGAATTAATTAAAGAAATGCCTTTAACGCTTGGACAGGCAGGCGTGGCTTTAAGAAACAATTTTCAATTTATGATAGGCGATATACAGAAATCCACACAAGGATTTTCTGGACTAGCTGAAGTTATATCATTCTTTGCAAGAAATATTGATGCAATATTTATACCAGTTATGTTAGGTGCTGTTGCTGCTGTAAAGAGCTTAGGAATGGCAATCGCAGCAAATCCTTTAGGTTTTTTAGTTATGGGATTTCAGGCTGCATTAGTGGCAATGTATATATTTAGAGATGAAATAGCAGTATTTATTGATAAGACAAATGCTAGATTTGAAAGATTTGGACTAAGATTAAAACTTTTCTTTATTAATGTATTTGATTTTATAAGAGAAAAATTTATTGATTTTAATAACTTTATGGCAAGGATGCTTGAACCATTATCTGATTTATTTGGTATGGAAACAGGCATTAAAGAATTTATTAAGACTGATACCTCTGAAGTAAAAAAAGAAATAGATGAGCTAACAGATGTAATTGTAGAGGAATTTTCTGCTGCGTTAGAAAGAAAAAATATACCCTCAATCAAAGAGTTCTTTTTTGGTGAAACAGAGGAAGCAATATCAAATATAGGAACTGGCTTTGCTCCACTTACAGAATTAGAAACATTCTTTACGCATGCTCAAAAAGGATTTGATGACTTTACTGGCAGCATTAAGTCAATGCAAGAAGAAATACAGGGCATCTTTAAAAAGACTTATGATAATTTAACTAAGCTAACTTTTGACTTTCTTAAAACTGGTAAAGCTAGTTTTAGAGATTTTGCAACAGCAATTATTGATGAATTAGTAAGAATTGCTATACAAAAGCTATTTTTAGATAGTTTGTTTGCTAGTTTTGGTAGTTCTATTGACAATTTGAAAGCAGGACGTTCTTTTTTTAATGATGCGTCAAGTCAAATAGCTTCTGATCTTACATCATCGCTAACAGATAATTTTGATCCTTTTGGTGGTGGTTTGCCTACAAATGAAGGCGGAGGTTATACAGGCATGGGTGTTAGAGCAGGTGGCGTGGATGGACGTGGTGGCTTTCCTGCAATACTACATCCCAACGAAACAGTTATAGATCATACAAAAGGACAAGGCATGGGTGCTACTGTAAACTTTAATATATCTACAGTAGATGCAGCAGGTTTTGACGAACTGCTTGCAACAAGAAAAAATATGATTATAAGCATGGTTAATCAAGCTTATAACTCAAGAGGTAAAATGGGGATAGCATAATGGCAGGTACTTTTCCAATAACCATAAAACCTAGCAGTATATCATTGCAAGACAATAGACCTAACTTAATAAATCAATCTGTATCTGGTAAAAGAGTTACTAGAAAATATGGATCACAATACTTCACAATGGATGTTACATTACCACCTCTAATTAAGGCAGATGCAATGAATGTTTTTAGTTTTTTGAAACAGCAACAAAACTCATTTGATAAATTTGATTTTCAATATCCAATTACAAATAGAGGATTAGGTAAACAGCAAACAGATATTGTTGTTAATGGTGCAAAAAGCTTAGGAGATAGCGATATAGAGCTTTCAGGGTTTTCTAACTCACAAAATAATTGTTTAAGAGCAGGCGATGTAATTAAGTTTAACAATCATAGTAAAATTTACATGGTGACTGAAAATGCTGACTCTGATTCAAGCGGTAATACAACAATATCTATATCTCCATCTATTATATCAACATTAGCAAATAATGAAGCTGTTGTTGTAAATTCACCAAATTTTAAGGTTTATCTCATTAGCGATATTCTTTATACAACTAATACAACAGGTTTGTTTTCAATCAGTTTTTCATTGCGAGAGTGTATTGAGTAATGTCAAGATCACTAAGCAATACACTTTTAACGCAGTTAGCGAATCCTACTAATACATTTTGTTTCTTACTTGAAATAAACACATCAACAGTATTTAGGCTTACAGACAATCAGTTTGATGTAACTTATGATTCAAATACTTATACTTCATCTGGTGAAATAATATCTGTAAATACAACACCAGAAACAGGTGAACTTAAAGTTGAAGAAACATCTATAGAATTATCTAATATTAACTCAACTCTTATATCGGTATTTGACGATCAAAACTACATAGATAATACAGTTAATATTTATCTTGGTTTCTTTGATTCTAATGAATCTTTTATTGATGCATTTACCTATTTCTCAGGCAACATAAAGAATGTAGAAGTTGATGAAAGTAAAACAGATTCAAAAATTATTGTGACCTGCTCAAATCATTGGTCAAATTGGAACTTAAAACAAGGAAGGCATTTTACCGATGAATCTCAACAATTAGCTTTTACACTCGATAAGGGTCTTGAATATGCTCATGTTACAAAAGCAGATATTAGGTGGGGTAGTTAAATGGTTTTTGAGGTTTTAAGAAATATTTTTTTGGCTATAACTGTAATAACAGGTATTAAAAATTTTAGAACAATACAAAAATTAAAAGATCAAGGTCAAGATATACTAGCTACTAAAACTGCTCAAGGTGGCAAAATTCCAATTATTTATGGTAGAAGAAGAGTTGGCTCAACACTTCTTTATATGGACACAGATGCAGGAAACTCAAAAGAATTATTTGTAATATATGGTTTATGTTTAGGTGAGGTCGATTCAATAGAGCTAGATACTATAGAAATCAATGGCGTACCTTTATCTGATACAAAAGTTTTTAGAGATGGCTACTACACAGGTTCAGATAAAATATCTAGTGGAGCAGGCTCATTAAATACTGTTAGTCAGATTGGTACATCTTCAGGAAGTTTTAGAGGTGATGGCAGGTCTGGAACTGATCCGACAAAAATTTATAGGATGGTTTTAAATGCTCATCATGGAGCAGACGATCAAACAGTTGATCCTATGCTTAATCAGTCACAACCTGCAAAATTTACTTCAAATCACAGACTTAGAGGAATTGCTTACATTGCAGCATCTTTTCAGTATGACCAGAAAGGGATGTTTACTTCTGTTCCAGAATTAACAGTAGTTGTTAAAGGGAGAAAGCTTTACGATCCTAGACTTGATGGCTCAATAACAGGTGGTACAGGTTCGCACAGAATAGCTGATCCGACTACTTATGAATGGTCTAATAATGCAGCTTTAACTCTTCTTGATTACATGCATCAAGATTATGGTAAGGGTTTAGCAGCATCTTCTATAGATTTACAGTCTTTTCAAACAGCAGCTAACACAGCAGATACAGTTGTTGATGTTCCTGATTATAGTGGTTCGTATGCTTCTGCTACTTTTTCAGCAGACGTTGAAGATAATTTTATTACAGTAAATGAAGCAACTTGGAAAAAAATTAAAGGTGGCGAACTATTAAGTGTCAAAGATAGCGGTGGTTCAGTAATCATAAATCAAAACAATGTGATTGATGCACAAAGATTTACACCACATACTGAAAGCACAAATTACAGAATTTATACAGACGAACCACCGCCTGCAAAAGTAAGCAAAAGCGTTACGTTTTCTGCTACCAATGGAGATGCAACTATTACTGTGTCTTGTACTTCACATGGCGCATCTGCTAATGATAGAGTGCTTTTTGCAGGAGCAACAAGTCTTGGTGGCAACATCACAACAACAGTTTTAAACAAAGGCTATACCATTGCAACAGTTGTAGATGCTAACAGTTTTACGATTGAAGCAACTGACTTGAACTTAGCAACTGTGCTAGCTAACAGTTCTGATACAGGCAATGGTGGTGGAAGTGCTGTTGGTAAATTTATGTATGCAGACGAATCTGGCTCTGTATTAACACAAACTAGAAGATTGCAATGTGATGGTGTCCTAGATACCAATGAAACTGTATTAGATAACGCAAGAGATTTACTATCTAATATGCGAGGATTTTTAAATTACATAGATGGTAAATACAGCGTTTTAGTAGAAGATGCAGCATCATCATCCTTTAGTATTACCGATGATCACATAATAGATCAGGGTATAAAAATACGTTATGAAGATAAAGCAGATAAACTAAATAAAGTTGTTGTGCAATTTTTTAACGCACAGAAAAAATATGAATCAGACACTAAAACTGTATTTCATAACAATAGCACTTCAACTTATAAAAATGATGATGGTGGTGAAGAGCTTGAAACTACAGCAGAGTTTCAATATATAACTAATCCCTATAACGCCTTCAACATGGGCAAAGGCATACTTGAGAGAAGTAGAAGGCAAAAAACCATTAGTTTTGTTGGCACTCCTAGATTATTAAATCTCACAGCAGGTGATGTGGTTACAATAACTTACACGCCTTACAATTTATCAAATGCTGCTTATAGAATAGAAACAATTAATTTATTAGATAATGGCCTAGTCGGAATACAAGCAATAGAGTATTTTGATTTTTATACATGGTCAGCTACACCACCAGAAGAAAATGTAGGTGGTGATCCAGACTTGCCAACAGGCACAGAAGCAGAACCACCAACCAACCTAACCTTTACCGATGCTACTTCAACCAGAAGAGCTTTTTTAACTTGGGAGGCTGCAACTAATTATCCTGCAAAAGAATTTAGAGTAATAATTAAAAACTCTTCAGGGCAAGAAATACATAACAGAATTGTTAGCGATGATTTCATAGACTTAGATTTTATTGCTAAAGCAAATGGTTATGTTGCATCTATAACATCAATTAGTAGTACTGGTGCTGAATCAAGTGCAACCTCTATTACCTTTAATGTAACTCAACAACCTGTGAAGTTAGGTGACATTCAAGCAAATGCTATTACAGCTACTGAGATACAAACAGGAACACTTACTTCCGCTTCTGGTGTCTTTGGTGCTATTAGTGCCGATGATATAACTACAGGTACTTTAGACGCAGCTAATGTTACTGTAAGTGGTGGCGATGTAACAATTGACAATTCTGGAATTACCATCAATGGTTCTTCCTCATCAATTAATTTAGGATCAGGAGGTGGCTTTACCTTAGGAGCTGATTCATTGATTGCAGGTACAGGAGCAACTAGAGTTTCTTTAAGTACAGCAGATGGCATACATTTAGGTAATAATACATTTAGTTCAGCACCTTTCCATGTTACAAGAGCAGGTCTTTTAACAGCAGAAAATGCAACGATTTCTGGAACTGTAAAAACTGGTCAAGAAATAAATGTCGGAGCAGGGACAAGAACTGTAAATATTTCTGGTAGTACTGGTTCACAGACAATCTTGACAGCAGGGAGTGCCACCCTTACCGATGCACCATTTAGAGTTCTTTCAGATGGTACTGTTGAACTTTCAAAGGTAAATATATTTACTACTGATGGTGGTCAGGTATTTGATTCTGTAACAGGGTTTACAGGATTAGGTGTAACAAATATTGCGCAAGGATTAGGAGCATCTACAAGCGACTATACAAGAGTTTTGACAAGCACGGATGTTCAAAAAATTACCCTCACCAATTCTGATACAAGCACCAGTCAAGATCACACTATAGTTGTCAAAGCAAGATTTAATGGTGTGTTAAAAGGTTATACATCTAGTGGGAATATTGACACAGCTATTGCAGAAATACCAAACAAAATACAAATGAAGTTGATGCAATCAACGGAAAACTCTCAAAGTAGTGGTACACAAACACCACTTGCACAATTAGGTGGCTCTTTTACAACAGGTGCAGAAAGAAAAACATCTATCACAGATGCGAATACACAGTTTTTAATACAAACCTTTAGAGAAAGTGATAACTTCTTTACTACGAATGAAGCATTTACAGTTTCAGGTCAGGGTTTAATAAATTCATCTGGATTGTTTGAAATCTCTAGTGGTAATCTAACTTTGACTGTTCCTGCAGGTTCTTCCTCAAAAGACTTTTTCTTTTACATTGTCATAGATGGAGCAGTTGATAATATTCCTAATTCAAGTCCAAATGCAACAGCAACAGCAGTATTAGCCAGACCAAGCACTATTAATATAACAGGTGAGAGTTTCTTTGTAGATTCAACAACAGGAGCAGGGTCAGATACAAACGCAGGTGACATTACAGCAGTTGTTGCAGGCACAAATCTCAATGGTGGTGGAACTTCTGGAAGCGTAACCCTTAATTTAGATTCAACTATTACAGGCAATCATACATTCTCAAACAACCTTATAGTTGATGGCGATCTTACAGTACAAGGCACTACCACAAGTATAGATACTGCAAATCTTGACGTCAAAGACAAAAACATAACCCTTAACTTTGCAGCAGGTGATTCTTCTGCAAATGCAAATGGAGCAGGTATAACTATTCAAGATGCAGTTAGTCAGGGTAACGATGCAACGATTCTTTGGAATAACACAGATGATCGGTTTGCTTTTTCACATAGTATTATTTTGCCAGATGATGAAAAACTACAGTTTGGTGCAAGTAACGATTTGCAGATATTTCATCAAACAAGTAATGGAAATTCAATTATAAAAGAATCAGGTGGTGGCATCCTAAGTATTCAAACTAATGGTGCAGAGGTGTCTATATTTGATACTGCAAATTCACAAAATATGGCAAGATTTATAACAGGTGCTGATGTTAAATTATTTCATAACGGTTCAGTAAAACTTGCCACAACAAGTTCAGGGGTAGATATTACAGGAACACTTACTGCAACTACACTAGCAGGAACTTTATCAACAGCAGCACAAACAAATATCACAAGTCTTGGAACGCTATCATCTCTTACAGTAGATGGCGATATAACACTTACTGAAAACGATAAAATAAAAACTGCTGAATCAAGTGGTGGTTCACATCTATTATTAAGGTCAGATAATTTAGGAGTTACAGGCAACTCATTATCTTTAATCAGTCTAAACGATATTTTGATAGGTGCAAAATCTAATCAATCAGGAACAGGTAATATTTATTTTGGGTATAACGCTGAAAACAAAGCATCTGGAAGTGGTTGGGTTGACACTTTAACTATACTTGAAAGTGGAAATGTTGGTATAAATGATAACAATCCTAATAGTAAATTAACTGTAGAAGGTGATGTAAAAATAACAAATACAAATGTACCTGCAAAACTTCTATTAAAGGATTCAAGGTCATCAGCAAGCTCAGAAATATCACAACGATCTGATGGAAGATTGTCTCTTGCGTCTATAGCAGGTAGCTATGGTACATCAGGAATTGAAATTCTTGCAAATGGGAATGTTGGTTTAGGAAGTGTAAATCCTGCTCAATTATTAGAATTAAGCTCTAATAATGGCTCTTCTGTTGGTAATGTTTTACGTTTTAATGATAGTGATACATCGGTTGCTGCTGGTCAAACTACTGGACGTATTGAATTTGCAGAAAATGATGGTGCTAATACTACTGTTTCAGCATTTTTAGAAGTAGAAACAGTTGGAACAACAGGTGGTGGTGAGATGACATTTGGTACTGGTGCTGCTGGTTCTACTGCTACAGAGAGACTTCGTATTGCATCGGATGGTAAAGCAACATTTAACAGCAATATCACAATACCTGCAACTGTTCCATCATCTAAAGGTGGCAAAGCATTAAGATTTCCTTCTGATGCAGATACGTCTGGGACTACTGAATTAGAGTTCTTTACACCTTTATCTTCACCTGCATCTACGCTTACTGTTAACAATACATTAACAGCAGGTGCAATAGACATACCTTCAGATGGCACAAATGATACCAGAATAGAAATAGGAACAAGTCCTATTGCTAATCATCATGCCTTTATTGATCTCATAGGCGATACTACCTATACTGGTTATGGTCTACGCTTAAAAAGATTCAATGGTGGTGCAAATACCATATCACAATTAGTTCATAGAGGAACTGGTAGCTTATTTATAGAAGCACAGGATGCAGGAAGTGTCATTCTAAAAACTAATGGTTCTAATGGGTTAACAATAAACAGTTCACAAAACGCTACCTTTGGAGGAGCTATCTTTAGTGGAGATGTAAACTCTACAGGTATTCTAAAATCAACTAAAACATCTTTCCCACAATTACAACTTA